AGAGATCGTGCTGTAAATAAGGGTACACACTTTGCAGAAAATCCAAAGAAGGTTCAATCAAACATATTTTCTGTTCCGGGAGATTTATCATCGGCTGGTGCTACTGAAGAAAAGCCAAAAGAAAAAACTGATATCGTATCGGTAGATAAAGAAGTTCAAAAAGATGCAGAGTCAGATGATAAAGTTGATGACAGAACTGCAAGGGAAAAACAACAAGATGCTATTGCAAACGTTGCGATATTGCAAGGACAAACCCCATTGTTAAACTATAGTGTTGATGAAGCTAAAATATGTGGATTTTACAATAAAGGATTTAATTGGTATGACACGACGGGTGAATATGTAGGAGAACAAATATTTGACGAACATGTTGGAAAAATGATAATTCGGCCGTTAATTGCAGAAACTCGTATTAAAGCTGAAAATGCTGATATTGATATTTTAAGAAAATTGGGATTGGAAAGATTTACAGACGATGAGATCATCAATAATCTAAATCAAAATATATCGAGTGTTACACTTTCTCCTGGTAGTAACAATAAATATGGTCTTACGACTCCTGTAAATTATATAGGATTGGAAAGTATATTAAAAAAAGAAGGTAAACTTGTAATTACATATGCTGGTACTTCAAAAAAAATAAGAACTGGTTCTAATATAAGAATAGTTGGCTGGTCAGCTGCTAAATCAATTTCATCTCCTGATTTTAAACGAGCTATATTAGTATATCAATTTTATATTAACAATCGTGACAAAGTCGAATTGGTAGCTAAACAAGCTAGAGGTATTGGTTATGAAGAACTACAAGTTAATAACTTAAATACGTGGTTCATAAAAAATGACATAAAAGTGCCGTTGAGACTTTATATTTCGGATGAACTAAATGAATTTAGAGATACTGGTGTAAATGTAAATGGTGCCCATAAAATTGAAGGTGTAGGTAAAGCTGATTTAGCATTGACCGAAAATTCCACAGACAAATTTTGGATATCATATAAACACGGCAATTATTGGTCCGAAGAAGGCGCTGCTACTTCTTTAGCTGCGGTGCCATTTCAACAATATGGAAGTATAAAAAATCTTAACAGTAAACTTGGTAGTGAAAAGGGTAAGTGGGCTGAAATCATAGCAAACTTTCTAGATAAAACTACGAAACAATTACCTGATCCTACTACAATTCGAACCGGATATTCACTTGAAATTGATGATAAAACAAAAAAAGTCAGAACAAGTGATTCAAATGTGATGTTCTCACAAGAAGAAATAGATTTGTTATTAGCAAATAAGTCATCTGTTACAACGGTTTTTAAAAATAACATTGGTTTAAATAAAGAAATATACTTTTTACCAAGAGGATTTTCAGTTTGGATAGATATGTTGGATGGTACTGATGAGTCTCGACAAATCGCAGGAATGTCAATTTACGGATTAGACTTTAAACTTAATTCCTCCAACTATGGTCCTGAAAATGTTCATTGTTTAATTCAAACAAATGAAACATTAAATGTAGAATTTCATAATGATAGTGAAGATGAGCCAAATGGCATAAAAATTTCTACAGACAACCGAGGTCATATATTATTCAATCCAAATTTACCAGCCCCAAAAAACGCTGAAGATCCAATTTTACAATATCGACCAGTCTTATACGCTCGATTTACAGAAGTAGAAAATTTTTCTTATACCAGAAAAGGTAAAGTAATATTGTTATTGGGATGTAGAATATTAGTAATGCCTTATGGTAAAATACCTGGCACAGCAATAGCATTATGAACGAATTAAAACAATTACTCTGTACATTTACAGACAGTCAAAAATATCAATCTGTAATACAAGAAGTACAACAAACATATACTTTGATAGATAATCGTATATTTGTTTTTGCTAATGAAAAGAATCTTCGGGAAATATATTTGACTTTCAATATTATCAAGGACTTTAATAATAAACTAAAGTATCCTGGTACAATTGGTGTACATAGAAAAAAACAAACCAACACTCTATATACGCTTAATGCGATGAATAAATTAATCGCAGATGAGAACAATGGAGTGTTCGATAAAAACTTTCAATTGAACTGGGATTTATACAAGGATAGTATCATTTTAACTAATGAAATCGGGGTTAAAGTCGTTTCATTAAAATTATTTAATATATTTTCTATTTGATATATATTACATGACGCTTGACATTTCTCTGTACCTAGTGTAGAGTAATTTCAAGTTGGTTACATCTTGATTTAAGTGAATTAAGAATTAACTAATTATCAATTAAACAATTAATAAATAAATAATTATGGGATTAGACATTAGTAAGTTAAAGAGCCGTTTGAACTCACTTTCAAACACAAACCAGAAATCCAACCTAATTTGGAAACCAAAGCCTGGTAAGCAAGTTGTTCGTATCGTACCTTACAAGTATTCTCCTGAGAATCCATTTATCGAACTCAAGTTTCACTACAACCTAAATGGTAAGAGTTACATGAGTCCTGATAGTTTTGGTCGTCCAGATCCAATCGTTGAGTTTTCAAATCGTTTGAAGAAGACCGGCGATAAGGAAGAGTGGAAGATGGGTAAGAAAATGGAACCCAAGATGCGTACATTCGCTCCTGTCATTGTTCGTGGTGAAGAGGGAGAAGGTGTTAAGTTCTGGGGATTTGGTAAGCAAGTTTACCAAGAACTTCTAAGCATCATCAGTGATCCTGATTTTGGTGATATTACCGATCTAACCTCGGGTCGTGATATTGTTGTGGAATTCAAGACTGGTGACGAATCAGGCAAGAGTTTCCCAGAAACCAATATCCGTGTTAAGCCAAACACAAGCGTTGCTGTAGATCCAAATAATTCAAGTCTACTTGATGCTCTCAAGTCTCAAGTTAACATTATGGATCTATTCCCAGAACTATCTTATGAAGAACTCAAGGAAGTTATGGATAAGTGGTTGAATCCTGATGAAACCGCTGCTGATCCTGCTGTATCTGTTATAGCAACTGATACGGATGATGAAGCTCCGTTTCCAACCGCAGTTAAAACCGCAACAGCACCAAAGGCCGCTGTAACAGCATCTCCAACCGCAGTTAAAGCTAAGACTGGATCAAGTGATGATGTTAACAAGGCATTTGATGATTTGTTTGGCGCTTAAAAATTAAAAAATAAGCCGGTGGAGTTATACCCCCACCGGCTTTCTAGTTATATACGTTATGGCAAAAAAAACAACAGAAAAAGATGATCTGCTAGAAAGATTGGCAGATGAACTCAACAAATCCAACAAAGAAGGTGGTAAAATTGCGTTCTTCTTGGATGAACAGGAAGATCCCTCAACAATCAGTGATTGGGTAAGTACCGGTTCATCAATGCTAGATCTAGCGATTAGTAATCGTCCTCATGGCGGTTTGCCAGTGGGACGTATCGTTGAATTGACAGGCCTTGAAGGAACTGGAAAAAGCTTGGTATGTGCGCACATTGTTGCGGATACACAAAAAAAAGGTGGTAAAGCACTTTTCATTGACACAGAAAATTCTGAGTCCAGAGAATTCTGGAAGAGTTTGGGAGTTGACTTGTCTAAAAGCAAGTTGATGTATTCACAAGCTGAGACTGTAGAAGATATCTTCGACAGAATTGAAAAAGCAATTACGTTTATTCGTAAGGATCATCCTGATTTGCTATTAACAATTATTGTTGATTCCGTTGCAGCTGCTTCTACAAAAGCAGAACTAGAGAGTGATCATGGTAAGGATGGTTATGCTACTGGTAAGTCAATTATTATTAGCAAAGCAATGCGTAAGATTACCAACATGATTGGTCGTCAGAAGGTATTGTTGATTTTTACCAACCAATTACGTCAGAATCTAAATGCTATGGCATTTGGTGACAAGTACATAGTCAGCGGTGGCAAGGCTCTAGCATATCATTGTAGTGTACGTGTTCGTCTAAACAATACAGGCAAACTAAAGATGGGTGAACTCGTTATTGGTAATGAATGTAAAGCTGTTGTTGTGAAGAATCGTATGGGACCACCACAACGTCAAGCAAATTTTGATATCTATTTTGATAGTGGAATTGCTGACTTTAGTAGTTGGATTAAGGTTATGAAAGATGCGGGTGTTCTTAAACAAGGCGGCGCTTACTACACCTATCAAAAGAACGATGGTACTGAATGGAAGTTTCAATCAAAAGACTTCATTTCAATACTACAATCGGATTCAAAGTTAAAGGAAGAAATTTACATGAAGATTTGTGATGCTTGTATCATGAAATATAAAGACCCAAATAGTCAAATCGTTGAAGATGTTCAAGTATCAACCGACGAAGATGACGCTGGCGAATAACAATGAGTGGATTTACTTCCAGTGAAAAACAAAGACTGTTCTCTCTTTTCGAGAACGTAAAGGGGGGTGTTGGTGATAGTGGTATTCAAAAAACTACTAACTCCGACATCCTCTTAGTCGATGGATTAAACACCTTCATTCGTTCATTTATGGCAGTACCATCGATGAATGATGACGGAATGCATATCGGAGGAATTGCTGGGTTCCTTAAGAGTATCGGATATGCTATTAAATTAATTAATCCAACTAGAGTTATCGTTGTATTTGATGGAACAGGTGGTTCACAAAAACGTCGTAAGCTTTATCCCGATTACAAAAAGGGACGTAAGACCAAAATTAAGTTCAATAGAACATATGAAGAACTAAGTTCATCTGATCTTGAACAAAAGAATCTTCAAGTTGAGTTGATGCGATTGGTAAGTTATCTTGAAGTATTACCAGTAACTGTAATGGCTATTGATAATATTGAAGCCGATGACACAATTGCGTATTTGTCCGAAGATACATTTAAAGATAGTAATGTTACTATTATGTCCACAGACAAAGACTTTTTACAATTGGCAAGTGATAGAGTTAAAATCTGGAGTCCTGTCAAGAAGAAAATCTTTGGTTGTAAAGAAATAGTGGACGAGTATGGTATTACCTGCAATAATTTTATCTATTACAGAGTTATGGAGGGTGATGTCAGTGATAACATTCCTGGTCTAGATGGCGTTGGAATTAAAAGAGTTCTTCAAGCATATCCATTTTTGGGTGAGGATAAACAAGTAACAATGCAAGAAATTTATAACTACTCTGAAAATTATAAGAGTAAGTATAAGATTTATGAACGTGTGTTGGATAACAAACTTCTATTGGAACGTAATTTTGAACTGATGCAGTTAAAGAATACATGCATTCAATCATTTACTCAGTTAAGAATAGAAGAAATAATCAAGAAACAAGTTCCTAAGATTGATAAGATGACATTCAGCAGACTTATCACTGAGGATAAAATGTGGAGTAACCTACCAAATTATATGGTATGGTTGAATGAAACTTGGGGCAAACTCAATAGTTTCGTATTGTAAAACCGATAAATTATAAAATAAGTTGGAATCTACACACTTGGGTGTAGACTGATGGAGTAGTATTAACAAAACATAGAAAGAATATATAATGAACGATAAGCATATTATTGACAATTTGAAGAAGTTTGGAAGTGAGTTTCAAGTTAAGTGTATCTCAGGTCTTGTATCCGATAGACCATTTATTGAACGTATTAGTGACATTGTTGAAGCAGACTTCTTTGAAAGTGATGCACATAAGTGGATTGTCAAGGAAAGTATTAAATATTTCATTGAGTATAGTGATTTGCCAACACTTAATGTGTTTAAGGTCAAATTGGAAGTGGTAACCAATGAAGTACTCAAAAAGAGTATTGTAGATAATCTAAAGTTGATTTATCAAAAGATGAATGACG